TGGATATGATTGATACTGAACGTTTAGCTAAATTACCGGTAGCTCAAAAAATTGATTTGGTAGTAGCACTTATTGATCGTTTTGGTATTGATGCTAAGTCATTTAATCAAATCAAAGCACGAGTGGTTAAGGATTTAGGTGCGGCACAAACAATGGAATCAAAAGAATCTAAGAAATAAGTATGTCAAACAAGTTACAAAATGTTAAAGCGGTACAACAACTCTTATCTGGAGAACATAAGACACAGACAAGAACAACCGTAGGTTATACGAAAGGCGCCGATGTTAAACGAAACGTAGGCGACACATGGACAGAAATTGATCCAAAAACCGGTACAGTTTGGAAGATTGAACAGAAGAACGGTTTTCGTACTAAAGTAGTAGACAATAGTATACTACAAAAGATACGTGACATTATGTCAGTTCCAAAAACATGTCCATGTTGTAACAAAGAAATGCGTGATGAAGAAAAGCATTTAAACTTTAAAATGTACTTTATACATAAAAAGTGTTTTTCTTGTGTTACAACAGAAGAAACGTTGATTAGAGCTAAAGGTAAGGAAGCTTGGGAAGAATATTCTCGTCAACGTATGTTAGCTAATGCTGAGGCTTGGTTACAAGATGCTGATCGTGAGGTTGCTACATTACGAGAAGCTCTTACAGTACAATTTGTACAAAATGCAGATGGTGCTCTAGAAGAATGGGATCAAACTGCATTTTTTGAAAAGTTTGATGCTGATTATAAACAAACGCGAGAAACGATACTTAATAATTTAAAAGGAACGCCTAATGGCTAGATCGATAGCTAAAATATCAAAAGAGTTAGAAAAACTAATCGATGATATGAAAAAAGCTGCAAAAGAGTACGGTACTGCTTCTGGTAAAGAACGTGAAGAAATGGTTAAGAAGCTTAAGGAAATGACTAAAAAGAAAAAAGACCTTGAGCATGAACTTGAACGTGGAGTTATGGACTTGGATCAAGATGTAGATTTGCAAATCGATGAAGTTCGTAAGATGATACGTAATGTCATTCGTGAAGAGTTAAAAAAAAAGACAACTCTAAACGAAATAGAGTTTGAGACACAACCTAAGAAATCTGATGTTTCAAATGAAGACGAATCTGACGATGTTCCGGCTGAGTTACATAAGTATGCGGATAAGTTTGCTGCAGAAGTAGAAAAGGAACTGTCAGAAGGCACGCTTAATGAATCGGTAACAGCCGGTATTATTGGTGTAATTTTAGCTAGTCCAGTAATTTTAAAGATGATTGGATGGCTATTAAATAAAGTAGCTAAGTATACTAAATATACATCGGAAGAACGTGCTGAAATCGATGCATATAATAAACAAGTAGCTGCTATGATTAAGCAAGGCAATACAGATTTTGAACCAATGGATGAGTTTTCAGAAATGGGTAAACGTTCAAAAGAAGTTGCTGAAAAAATACATCATGTTTTCGTAACGCCCTTTAAAGGTATTTTGAAAGCAGTACGATCGATAGCTAAACGTATACCGACTGATAAATCACAAAAGGTGTATAAGTTTTTATCGGACGAACATAAATTAGAACATTTAGCCGATGTATTTTATGCACTAGTGATGGTAGTGTACGGAGGCTGGCATTTATGGCATAGTGTACAACATGTTACTGGTATTACTTCATTAGCTGATATCGGACTTACATCAGCTAAAACAGTTAACACAGTTTCCGGTGGCGCTGAATCGATCGGAGCTTTAGCTAATGATGCAAGAGGCATTAGTGGTTTGTTAAGTATATTAGGTAACGTTAAAGATGTATAAAGTAGTATATGAAAGAGTGGTTTAAACAACATATAACGTTAAAGTTTAACTTTAAAGAAATCGTTAGACGAATACAACTTTGGGACTTTGTTTGGAGTTTTCCATTATCTATGCTTTTATTTTACGGGTATGGATATGTTCAGGAACTAGCTTTTAACGACCCGATGTATTCGACAGAGTGGATACATAAAACCATGTTAGCAACAGTTATAATGATATTAGCAAATGGATTTATACAGTTAGGAATGTGGTTCAACTTTAGAGGTATTTACAAATACTTCTATTCAAAAACATCATCTATTAGAGATGACTATAAACAATTACCAACATGGATAAAAGTATATACCTTTTTATTTATTTACTTTTTACAGTTTCTTGTGTTCATCCTGATATTCCGAGCAATATAACAGGGGGGTATGGAGTTACAGATGTATCGATAATAAACTCGGTATTAGATACTCCTACAAAAAACAAATCAGAAGAATCTGAAACGACTGATACGGATACGTATGCGCCATATGTTTGTTTGATGGATAAGAGCGAAGAGTTTGTAGGTACGGTTGAAAGGGGTGGTAACAATAGAGACTTTACTAATAAAGAATTAAAACAAATGTTAGAAGACGCTGGTTGGAGTCCAGGACTAGCTTGGTGTTCATTTATGGTTAAAGGTTTGTTAGACCATTGCGATGTTCCGAACAACGTTACTGGTTGGTCGCCTACATCGTATAATAAAAAAGACGTTATATATACTAATGGTAGATTTAAACAAACGTACGAAGAAGATGACGTATTAGTTATGAGTCTTTCATATGAAAGATTTAAAGGCGACCGTAAACGTTATAAAGGCATTGGACATACGGGCCTGATAAAAACAGTGAGAGAAAAAAATGCTATAATTTATGAAGGCAATACTAACGACGCCGGTGGAAGAGAAGGCGATGGATTTCACAAAAAAGTTAGACCATTAACTAAAAATTTACATATAACACGCTATGGAATTAAGAATTAACATATTTCGATTAGTAGTAATTACTGTATTAGTTCTTACTATTATTATCGGTATTTTTGTATTAAAGCACCAAAACAAAGTTATTACGGAACTCAATGAGGTGCTACGTCAAGAACAGGTAGATGATTCGTTACAAAAAACGACAGACTCTATTAAATACAGACAACTACAACTAAAAACTTTTTCAGACTCAATGGCTACTGCTAAACTATATAGAGATAGAGAACTGGAGTTAGTTAAACGTTTAACAAATAAAAAGATAAAAAGATATGAAGACATCATTCAAATTCTTCCTAATGCTAGTACTGCTACTAGGGATAGTATCTGGAAATCAGAACTTACTAAGTCAGAACAACGTATTAAATGATACGACTAAGCTCAAATCACTAATTGATACAACAACTGTATTAATGCCTGACACAGCTGAACTTGGTAAAGTATTAAGAGTAATTTATAAAGATCAGCCGGGCGTATTTCTTACAAATGAACAAGAGCTAATTACGTTGGCTAAGTTTCAATGGAAAGAAATATACAAACTACAAGCTTTAGATTTTAAGTATGAAAATTATAAGTTACGTGTAGATATTAATGATGCTAACAAAGAAAGAGATCGTTATGAAGCAGAAGCTAAAAATGCACAGGCTGCTCAATTAAAAATGAGCCGTTCATACGAAAATGCTAAATCAATGTTAGAGACAAAAACAAAAGAAAATGCCGTTAACGAATCTTTAAAGTTACAGTTTAAAAAAGAATCTAGAATCTATAAGATATGTACGTATACTTTAATGGGTGTAGTTACATATTTAGTAGTAGTAAAATAAAATGGTTATAAAGGCTATGTATGGCACAAAAATCGCTCAAAGAAATAATTGCTGACGAATATAAAAAATGTGCTACCGATCCAGTACACTTCATGAAAAAGTACTGTATTATACAGCATCCGAAAAAAGGTAAAATTTATTTTCACTTATATCCTTTCCAAGAAGATGTATTGCGAGATTTGCAACACAATCGATATAGTATTATCTTAAAGTCAAGGCAGTTAGGTATATCAACCCTATCTGCCGGCTACGCATTATGGTGCATGCTTTTCAAACAAGACTTTAATATACTTGTTATTGCTACGACACAAGATGTAGCTAAAAATCTTGTAACTAAAGTTCGTGTGATGCATGAAAACTTACCGACGTGGTTAAAAGGTAAAACGATAGAAGATAATAAATTATCATTGCGGTTTAAAAACGGCTCACAAATTAAAGCTGTATCTAGTGCAGGTACATCAGGACGTTCTGAAGCACTTTCATTACTAATTATTGATGAGGCTGCATTTATACGTAATATCGATGAGTTATGGAAATCAGCACAACAAACATTAGCAACTGGTGGTGGATGTATTGCACTTTCAACGCCTAACGGTACTGGTAACTGGTTTCATCAGACATGGGTTGATGCAGAAGAAGGTGGACATTTTCACCCGATCAAATTACATTGGACTGTACACCCAGATCGTGATGAAACTTGGCGCGAAGAACAAACAGCGGCGCTAGGCGAAAAGGGAGCAGCACAAGAATGTGATTGTGACTTTATTGCGTCTGGTCATACAGTAGTTGACGGTCCTATCATTCAGTGGTATGAACAAACGTATGTAACAGATCCAACTGAAAAACGAGGATTTGATGCTAACTATTGG